CCTCGAGCGGTAGCGTGCGGCCGTTCCACTCGAGCCACGCCCGGCGGATACACGGCGCGGCCATTACACGCCCGCCGTCTGTAGCGTCCACGCCAGACGCTTAGAGAACGCGTCCACGTCCACGCGCTCACTGAAGTGCGCGTGTTCGATCCGGACCACCGGCCCGCCGGCTCGAGCGGACGCCGGCGCCGGACTGATTACCTCGCCGGCGTGAGCGAACACGAGCCCGCTACGTGTCATAAGTCCGCCTCGAGCGAGTAGCGGGAGGTCCGGTAGCCCTAGGGTGAAACCTCCTACCTTCCCGATCCCGGGAATGTGCGTGTCTACCCCCGGCATGGTTACCTCTATGGCGTTCCACGTGCGAGCGAACGCGTTGTAAACGGACTTCGCGGTGTTTAGGGCGCCGTTCACCACAGCCATAACGGACGACACGCGAGCGCTTATCCACCCTAGGGCCGCCTCTACGATCGAACGAACGAGGTTGAACGCGGACACGAACGGCTGTGTAATCAGTCCGTAGACGCGGGAGAACGCGCCGCCGATCGCGCCCACGATCCCCGCGAAGAAACCGCTTATCTGTGACCAGTAGCGAATGATTAGCGCCACCGCCAGCCCGAACGGCCCGGTCAGGATTCCTAGCAACAGCGGCCAGTTACCCTTAATCCACGTCCACACGGACATAGCCGCGGCGAGGATCGCCCGGAACACGCTCGATATCGTCCGGTAGGTAGCGTTCCACGCGCCCACGATCGCGCCCACGGTCGCGTTCCACGCCACCGCGATAGCTCGTGTCGTGGCGTTCCACGCGGCCACCATCGCGGCGCTTACCGCTTTCCAAATGTTCTGGAACCACTGAGTCTTAGTGGCAATTATCACGATCACGGCTATCAGCGCGACCACGGCCGCCACTACCCAAAAGATAGGGTTCGCCAGTAGCGCGCTGTTGAGCGCCCACGTAACCACGGTCCATATCTTGAACACGGCCACGATCGCCACGACCACGCCTACGATCACTTGGAACGCGGTCGAGTTATTCTTAATCACGTTCGCTACCACCGTGAGCGCCGGTATCAGCGTGGACGTGAGTAGTTGCGCGAACGTGTTAACCACCGGAAGTAGCGCCGTGCCTAGGGTGGCTTTCATGTTGTCGAATTGCGCCGCGGCTATCCGCTGTTGGTTCGCCAGTCCGTCACTCGTCCGGGCGAAATCCCCTTGTGCTACGGAAGTCTGTTTCATTATCAGCGCGTAGGTAGCTTGCGCTTTCTGAGCGGCCGTTAGCTCTACCTTCCCGCCGGCCATAGCCTTGTTTAGCGCTTGCTGGCTCGAGGATACGGCTAGGTTGGCGGATTGCGCTTGCTTGCTGTTGGCGCCGTATTTCTTAGTCTGTTCGGCCGCGTTGCGCTGTGCGAGCGCTAGCCGCTGTGTGGCGCTCGTGACTTGCGCCATGTTCACCGGCGCTTTCGCTAGTCCCATCTGTAGCGCGGTCGCCTCGATCGTGGCTTGGTTGAGGTTCACGCCGAACCGCTTTAGCGGTTCCGCCTCGCCGGTTAGGCCAGACTTGAGCGCGGCCAGCGCGTCGCCCACCGGCACGTTATTAAACGAGGCTAGGTCGCCGGCTAGCGCCACTAGGGAGGTAGACATAGTGGCGGCTTGTTTGGGAGGTAGCCCTAGCGCCACCGCGAGGTTCCCGTACGTGGACGCCGCCTCGAGCGCCGCTTGCTGGCTCAGTCCCATAGAGGTCGCGCTAGTGGACGACCACTTGTATACCTCTTGCGCGGACGTTCCGAAAACTACGCCTACTTTCGACCATGACTCGTTTAGGTCGCTCGCGGCGCCTACCGCGTCCTTCGCGAATCCGACTACTTTCGTGGCTAGGAACGCGCCGCCCACCGCCGCGGCCACCTTGCCCACGCCGGACCACGCGCCGCCGGTTTTCTTCGCGGCGCCGGTAGCCTCGTCCGCCGCCTTACCGGTTTTCTTGATCGCGGCTACCGCGCTCGAGGATTCGCCTAGTAGCTGTATAAGTAGCTTCGCTGGCACCGGCCCGCTACCTCGTCTTATCCGCCAGCTCGGCCGCTCGTTCCTCGAGGATTCCGGCGGCCGTGAGCATAGCCACCGGATCGCGTAGCCACTCCCTAGCCGCTACGCCAGTCTCGCACGCGAGCGCCACCGCTAGGTATCCGATCCCGCCTCGAGGGTAGGTATCGCTAAAGGGCCGGCCGGGTCCTCGTCCTCGCGGTCTACGTCCTCCGTCGCCTCGAGGTTATCCACGAACGTCCCGAACGCTTTAGCGCACGGATGGTCCGGGTAGCGCCGGCGGAACGCGGCGTACCACACGTGGTAGACCTGTTCCATAGGGTGCTCGGCCGGGTTGGCGCCTATGGCGCGCTCGGCGCGTAGCTGATCGCCGGCGTTCGTCTGTATCCGGAAAGTCTCGCCGGATAGCGTTAGGTCTACCTCGAGAACGAGCCTAGGCACCGTGCACCTCGTCTAGCTTGCGTTGCGCGTCGTCCTCTATCGCCTTGTTCCACATATGCTCCGTGGTCGTGGCGGCCCGGACCACGTAGGGATTCGCCTCGATACTGTGCGCCGGCCGTCCCCAGTGAATAGGCACCGCGTACACGAGCGGATTAGTAAGGGTCGCGCTGTTCCGGCCGTCGTACTTGATTGTCATAGCGCCGGCCAGCCGGCCGGTACGCCTAGGCGCGCCGGCCGTGCTGGCATGGTTGATAAGGTCCGCCGCGGCGGTAAAACCGGCCTCGAGGTCCGCCACGGCCGCGGCCGCGATCGCCAGCGTAGCGATTAGCTCCGCGGCCCCCTTTACCGTGAGGTCTAGCACTAGGCCGCGGCCCCGGCCGGCTCGCGCGCCGTCATCGCCCCCGGCGTGAACGTCGGTTTCTCCTGCATGTTCCACGAGAAATCTGAGGTAATGCGCTTGTTCACGTCCCCGCCGTAGGTTTCGGCCGGTATCTCGATCATTACCGTTCCGGTCACGGTGGGACACGTGGCGGTATCGTTCGGCAGGTACTCGTATTCCACTACCTCGAGGTCGTGTGACCATAGCCACGCGATCACGGACGTAGCGGTATCGAAATCCTGCACGATCGTTCCCTCTAGCTTGTGTCCGTCTAGCTTGCGCGGCGGTGGCTTAGTGTCCCCGCACAGCACGGTTACCGCGTCCCCGTCGTCCGAATAGGCGGACGTGATACGGACGTTCGTTATCTGGCACGACATAGCCGCCGTGGTAGGCGTAGCCGCCGTGTCCGTGAGGGTAAGTGTCCCGTTCTGTAGCCGGGACTCGTTGATAGCCATAGTTCCTCCCTACTCGATCGCTTCCGAAAATTGCACGAGGTAGCTAGGGTGCGTGTTCGGCCCTAGGACGTACGCCCCCGGCTGTGCTAGCTCGAGCGCGAAACACGAGCCCACCGCGTCTACTAGTTCGTCTAGTTGAGCCCACGTGGTCCGGTCCCCGCCGGTAGGGCCCCCGGCTATGGCGTGGACGTTCCACACGGCCGTATAGCCGCACGCCACGTCGTAGACACGGCGCGGCGGTACGACCAGCACGGCCGGCGGATTGAGCGCGCCCGGGTCGGTCGTGGCGCGCACGCCGGCCGCCTCGAGCGCCGCGCATATCTCGAGCGCTCGAGCGGTGGAAGTCACGACACGACCATTTCCGTCCACGGCCCCACGAGCGCGGCTATGTCCGCGTCGTAGCTAAGGATCGTGGCGGTTCCCATATCGGACACGCCTACCACGCCGTCCGGGCTGTTCCGGCGTGCCATAAGCCGGTTAGCCAGCAATAGGCCGGCTTGCTTGACGGCCCTAGGCACCGGGTCCGGGTCGCCGGTGTCCGGGTCGGTCGTGAACGCGGCCGGGGCCCGTAGCTCGAGCGATTCGGACGCGGCGGTAACGGCCTCGTCTATCGCGGCGTCGTCCGCGGTATCGCTGATCCGCGCCCACGCCTTGTAGTCCTCGCTCGTGAGCCACGGTGGCCCCGGCCACATATCACGGCCGCCTAGCTGGCAGCTCGGCGCCGGCTACCGGCGTCCGATTCGGCGGCCGCTGGCTCGCCACCGCCACCGCCGGCGGACTCGCTAAACGGTAACAGCGTGCTAGTCACCTTGACGAACGCGCCCGGGTCCACGGCCGCGGCCGCCCACATGCCTATTACGCCCACGTTGTAGCCGGCTACGCCCACGTCCACGACGGATAGCTGTACCGGCGCGCCGGGA